GTGTTCCCTTCTAACTTCATCGTCAACAATTTGTTTAGGCGTATCAATCAAACAATAACACAATAAAGCCTCTTGTTTGTCAGTTAACCACATATAACCCTGAAGCTGATAGTAATAATCTTTGTTATTTAGTTCGTTTTCTATTACCTTATCAAAAAACGTAAACGCATCCCAAGAACTTTTAACATCTATTAGTACGTCCGTGTTTACATCGGGCTTTCCTGTTATCCAGTCATTAAAAAATTGTTCTTCATTCTTGTAAATAAAGCCTACGTCTAAAACACTTTCAGTTAATTTAATCGCTTCGGGTTCTACTTCGTTTCCTTTGTCCGTGTATCTACTCCAAAACTCTTTGTGTATTCCGTATTTTTCTTGTATTGCTAATTCTAAAATATAGCTTTTAGTAGTTTGAGAAAGACGTTCCCCCTTTGTACGGGGGTTCGTCATTATTTTACCGATTTGTGAACAACGTACTTTCATAACTTAACAAAATCTACTGATTCAGAATAATAACCATTACTTGCGCCATACCAACGAATATCTACATAACCTTTGATAGTTGCTAATTTGTAAAAAGTCCAACTATAAGATTCGGGTTTACTTTCTCCAAACTCATTTATATAGTTCCATTCATAGTCGGGGTTTTTTCCTTCTTTTAATTTAAAAGATTCTTCAAAGTTTTTTACAAACTCATCGTTATTTATGTCCTCAGCTATTAAAATAGGGTAACCTATTAAATCAGTTAAATCTCCGTTAATATCTTCAATATAAACACTTTCACAACAATCTTCTTCGTGATACATTTTATATTGAGTTCCATCGCTACAAGTAAATAAAATCTCATCTAATTCTCTATCTACACGGATATACAATAATGTTTTTCCCTGTAATTCTGTTATATCTTGCCTTTTCATATTCTACCAAGTATTTCTATTTGTTCATCAGTTAAATCAAAGTTTAACGGTATATCAGCTAATTCATATTTACCTATTTTAACTGCTGCAATAGCTTTTGCTAATCGTTCATTATCTATTTTAGGCTTTTTAGTTTTAACTTGTTCGCCTGAAGCATCCGTGTCTTTGTCAGTTACTAAACCTAAAATTGCACTTAAACAGTATCTACGAAAATACGTAACACCCGAACCGAAACTTTGAAAATCGTTCATACCTTTTAATTGTACGTAAGGTATCAAAGTATTTGAATCAATCATTTCACCGCTTTCAACGTGAAATACTACCGTTTTAAGATAGTTTAATCCATCCTGTGAGTTAATCAGTTGCGTAAATCCTAATCCGTGTTTTTGTAGTAACGGGTTTATTTCGCTAAATATTTTAGGGAGATCACTATAAGAGTAACCGTACCCCTGTGTTGCTTTGTGAATTACTTTCACCTCTTGCTGGAATTCTGCCAGACTTTTTAATAAATGTTTCATAATAACTTTGTTTAATTTTCTACAAATATAATCTAAATTTTTAATATAACAATAGCTTTTAAAAAAAACTACAAAAATTTCTTTAATCCTTGCACCGCATTCTCAATTGAATTTGCGCGTTCCTGAAGGCTTGTTATTTGTTCGAGGATAGTTTGTTTACAATCGCTTGTAAAATATCCCTGTGAGTTAGCTATTAAAGGAATTAAGCCATTTGAACGTATGTAATTAACCATTTTGCGTAAACGCGGACCAGTCATTTTAATTTTGTATCCGTGTAATTGTAGATACTGATTCATTCGTGTTACTATTAATTCGCTTTTTATCGGATTGTTTTTCTTGTACTGCCTAAATCCGTGAATTACTATATTTAGTATTTCCATTTCTTCAGCTGTTAATTCGCTGGTGTGTTCTTCAAATCCCGTAATCATTTGTAAATGTTTTTAATGTTATTCTTTTCAGCATATCTAATTACAAAGTCTTGCGCATCTTCTAACCTTTGACTTGAATAAAGATACTGCCTATTCCTACGAACGTAAAAATAATTATAAATGTAACCGTACTTGTTTTTTACCTTAGTTGGGTAAATCCATTTTAATTTAATTTCCATTTTGTTTAATCTTTAATTTATACTTGTTAATTATTTGCTTTAATTCGTCTATTGTAAACTTCCGTGTTTTATTGGCTTCCAGCTCTAAAAGTGTTAATTGTTCAATTCCTATTTTGTTAATTAATTGCTTTCTGTATTCAATCAAATTACCACTTAAATAAGTATTACAGTGTTCGCATTGTAAATGCACGTTGCGTTCGTCAAAACGTACGTTCCAATGATTATTAGCATTGTAGAAGTGTCCAGCGTTTTCTTTTAACGGCTTTTTTTGGCACGATATACAAAGGTTGCCAGCATCTCGTAAACGAATGTATTTATTAAATACTTGCTGAGCGATTTTTATGTAATCCTGGACAGTCATTAAATCTAATTTTAACTTCGCTTTTTTCTTTTGCCAGTTCTTTTGTTTTACATCGTTTATCCATTCAGTTACGCAGTTAGGTTCAAAACAATTTTTTTGTAAAAACACGGACGGTTCAAAGGGTTGTTTACAGTACTTACATTTTCGTGTTTTCATAGGTAATCAAATATTGAAGTTTGTTTAACATCCGTTTTTCTATAAATATTTAAAGCTGTTTCAAGTATTGTTTTTCCAACTTCATAATCTACAAGGTTACAAGCAATTTTATCTTTTCGCTGTTCGCCTTTATAACTACTTAAATCTATTTCGTGAAATATCTCATTAGGTTTACTTCCTGTTTCAATAAACCCTTTTGGCTGTGGTCTTCCGTTTAAATCATTTGGCAAGTTAAAATTACACCAATACAAGTGCCTTCCTCGTTTTTTTGCAGGTATTAATGGTTCATAAAATGGGATTACATTTTCAACTACATATTTTCCTTTATAATAGTTTTCCAAAAAAATAATTTCTTGATATAAAGTCATATCAGGATAAATCGGATTGTAGTTTTCTCTTTCACTATTAGCTTGTCCAAACCTTATTCTGCTGTGCGACGGGCAAGGTGGAGAAGTCCAAATAAAATCAAACTCTTTGAAATGGTCTAACAAATATTGGTGCGCATCAGCTACAATTACTGTGTCATTAGGAAAACGCTCTTGATACATTCTTGCAAGTTCAGGATCTAATTCAACCGCAGTTACTTTTATATCTTCGCTTACTTCGTTCCATTTGTAACGGTTGCCTCCCAAACAAGCGTATAAATTAAGTATTTTCATATTTCACCGCTTATTAACATTTCTAAATGCTTATTCAAACTTTTATTTTCTTGTTTGAGCTTTATGTTTTCAAGTTCTAATTCGTGGTTTCGTCTATTCGTAGCCATTAACATTTTGTCTACATGTTCAAAGTATTGCACCGCTTCGCCTACTTCAGTTAAACTCTTTTCCATTGATTCAATTAGCTCTTTACGGTCAGGTCTTTTTTGCTTTATTTCTTCAAGAGTATTGTTTATTTTCCAATATACTAAGTTTAATCCAGCTTTTCGTTTTATCATTTCAATCATAACTTTTCTATTTCGTGTTTTACTTGTTGCCAAAATTTATTCGGGACTTCATAATACGAACGGGCATAAGAACCGTCACTATATTTTACTTGTTCGCTATCAAACATCCTTGGTTCTTTTATCATTTCTTCAATAGCAATCAATGCACATTTCAAAACTAATTCATCAGTACTTTTTAAGTCTAATAATTTAGAATATTTATACTTTAATTCAAAGGCTTTTTCTTTAGGTTTCATATTCATTAATTTAAAATGGCATAGTCATTTCGCCGTTCTTGTTTTCAATTGGTTTTAATTCTTCAAATGCTCCTTGTTTAATTCGTTCACTAAACGAAAGTAATTCTTTTCCATTTACAATATCTGGTTTTGAAGTTGGAAAGCTATTCGACGTTTTAGGTCGGTGTTTTTGTAGCGGGTCAATATTACCTATTACAAAGCCTAAACCCGAATTAAAATTACACATAACGGGTTCGTTTATTCCAGTATGTTTACCGCCCGTTTCAACGTCTTTTATTTTTTCTACGTTTATCCAAGTCGAATATTTCATTATAGGGTCTTTTACTAAACGATGAATAACAAAAAAATCGTCACATCTATTACTAAATGCTTTACCGCCTTCAATGTGATCTTTCAAAGGTGCTTTTAAATTACCTTTCCATTCGCCTTCAGTGTAAATATTTGTACCTCTACCGCTTTCCGTGTTCGGGTGCGTGTTTATGTACAAAGTCATTCCAGTAAAATTAACCATTTGCCGCGCTTTATTCATAAATTCGTAATTACCTTCGTATGTCATTTGCCTATCTAAACCCGTGAACGGGTCAATTAAACCTACCTTACATTCAGATTCTTCAAATATCTTCAATAGTTCTTCAGGCTTGTAAAGTTTTGAATTATCTACAAATTGAAAGTATTGTTCTAAGTAAGTTGAATAACTCATTATTTCATCTTCGGTAAGTGTTTTAAATTGTCTACCTGAATACATTTGTATTAAGTCTCTTAATATTTGTCCTTTTTGATTTTCACCGCTCCAGATACAAAATGTTAATTCGTGTTTTAGTGCCAAGTTTAAAAAGTACCAATTGATCCAGTATGTTTTACCTACGTTGTCATGTCCTAAAATTATATTTAGTTGTTTAGGCTTAAATCGTAAATAATCGTCTAACGGGCAACCTATTTCTAATCCTTGTTTTATTTTACCGTTGCGGTAATTTAACAAATAGTCTATTGAATCTCCAGCTTTATTTAACATAATCCTTGTGCTTTAGCTATATAATATTCAGGCGGGTTCGGGTCATTGTCTTGGTCGTATTGTTTAGGGTTTCTATTGTACCAAGTTCGCAAGCGTTGTTCTATACCGAACGTTTTTTCTTTTTCAAATCTCATTTTTTTATCTTTAACACCGTGTTCAGTCCAGTAATCGTAAAATTCACGTAGCATTTTTTTAGGATATTCATTTACATAAATAGAAAGCGAAGCGTAAAACTTGCTTTTACGTTCTTCTATATTATCTATTACTTTATCTATTACATTTACATTTACATTATCATTAACAGCTATTTTTGCTATGTCATTTATGCGATTGCTATCTTCTGTTATATTTTGCCATCTTTTGTTAGCACCCGCTTTACCTGCCTTGCTTCTGTTTTCTTTTGTTTCTTCGTATTTTATTAAGTCCCTTTTCAGTTGTTGTTGAATAGGTGTAAAAGCTAACTTAATAATTAAATCGTCTGTTTCTGGATTCTCATCGTTTACATAACTTAATATAAACTTTATTAATTCACCAGCTTTGTCGTTTGGTAGTTGGTCAAAAATTGCTTTTTGATCCGCGTACAAAATAAATCCCTTTTTGTCTTTTGCCATTTGTCAAATTTTAAACATAAAAAAACCCTCTCAAATCCACTGGAGTCTCACGTCAGTTTCATTGAAAGGGTAAATAATTCCTTTGCGGTTAACTATGTTTGAGACTCTAACCGTTTACAAATATAACAATAATTTTTTATTCGTAGCTATTTGTTAAATAATAATCCATAATTTTTATTACCATATTGTAATTTGATAGCGTGTGTACTGTTACTTTGTAATTACCAAAGTCAAATTGATTAAGCTTATCGTATGAAACATTCCTCCAATGCGCTGCGCATCTTTTTAAATTTATAATATCGCATTCACTGTTTTGCTTGAAGTGGTTTAATACAAACCATTTAATGTTTTTATCCTTTTGACCTGACTTTATTAACGCTTCATTTACGCAATAAATAAAAAAAGACGAACCTTCGTAATTTTCAAACTGTTTTTTTAATTGTTCTATTTCCATAACTATTTTATAATTACAGTTGGTATTGCAGAATTAATTTCAAATATTTCGTCTATTTCTATTAATCCATTTGAATAAAACGCTCTGTAATACGTTAAATTCGTTTGTTGATCGTGGATTCTTTCTACTTCAGTTAAATAATATACTTTCATAATTAATCAAATTCATTATTAATCCATTTTTTTAAAACTTTTCTTTTCCAGTATTGAAACACTCTATTGTTACGCACCGTTAAAGGCTGGTGCCGGTAACGTGTTAAATTAATCCTTCTTCTTTTCATTGTAAATACCTCCTATTAATATACATAAAAAACCTACTACCGCAAGTAGTAACGCCATCTTTGCTTCTTCTGCCATTCTATTCTGATTTAAAGGTTAATTATTTTATCTACTGAAAGTAAATCACATATATCTTCAATATGATTTTCTAAATCCATACCCACTTGTTCATAATCACAAAATCTATGATAACAATCTCCATTTTCCCAATGTTGAAAACATTCTTTTTCTTCTCCATTGTCAATAAATAAACCGCATCCCGTACATTTATTACATACACTTTGTTCAGGAAATTCATCATCAGTTAAATGTCTATTTTGCCATCCTTGAGAATAAACATTGTATATTTTTTCCAAAACAGATTTTGTTTTCTCTATAAATTCTTTTTGATTCATCCTGCGTGGTTCTTGCAGTTCAATTTTAAATAAATCTTCCATTCTATTCTGATTTAAAGGTTAATTCTTTACCTGTTAATTCGAAGTATATGTTTTGTAATTGGTGAACATATTTAATATGTGGTATCAACAAAGTTCCCTTTGTATCTCCATTTGACAATCTCAATAATCCTTCTTTGGGACTATATGTTATTTTAGATATTAATTCCATATCAAACTTCAACAACCATTCTTCAGTTAGTGGTATTGGTTTAACTTGATTATGTGGTTCTTTTACAATATAGGTAATTGCTTCTAAATCTATTTTATTTACTTTACCTAAAGTATCATAAACATAATTTCCTATTCTTAATTCTTTTGTTTCCATTCTATTCTGATTTAAAGGTTTCGTTGTAGTATTGTTCTGCTTCTTCATCCCCGGCCTCGGGCAGCTCGTCCAGGGGCGTGCGCTGCGCGGGGGGCTGGTGTTTGTGGTGGCCCGCGTGCG